TGGGTACTTGACAGAACAGTTGCAGTTAATGCTGAACCTCTTACAAGAAAAGCTATAGAGGACATGAATCCTGCCGTGTTTCTTCAGTATGAAGGAAAGCTAATGGCAAGAACAAGAAAAGACCCAAGAGTTTCAAGTCATTCAAGCAATAATGCAATAACCAATATTTTAATAACAAACGTAAGATTTCCAAATGGAGAAATAATCTATAAAGAAACCGCAGGACCAAGAAATGGAAAAGGAACAATCTACGAATTGGCTACGATTGAGCCTTTTGTTGGTGGTCTTCAAACTATTGAATTTTATCAGATGCTTTGGCGTAAAGCTGAAAATCAATCTGTAGGTGATTAATGAAAGTATCACTTGACACTAAAAGCCTTGAGAAAAAACTTTTAAATATTACTCAGTATTCTTTTGGGTTCCTTGATGGCATTGATGGTGGAAAAACTATTTTTCTTGAAAAATTTGGTGAGGGTGTAATTAAGGTTTTACAACTTTATATTGACTCACAGGCTAGAAGCAATCCTCAATCATTACACCATGTTTATGAATGGTATAAAACAGGAAGTCCATCTGCAAGATTATTTGACATAACACAAAGTGTAAATCGTGCAGGAGTATCTTTTAGTGTATCTTTTACTCAATCTACAACATTATCTAATGATTCCAATGAGCCATTTTATGACAAGGCAAGAGTCATGGAACAAGGCAAAACATTACGCATTGCACCTAAAAATGGTACCACTCTATCTTTTAATGTTGATGGAGAACAAATATTTACTAAAAATGAAGTAACAGTAGAAAATCCAGGTGGAGATTATGTTGAAGGATCTTTCAAAGATGTAATGGATGAATTCTTTTCTTCTTACTTTACCCAATCATTTTTAAGGTCGTCTGGGCTATATGAGTATCTCCAAAAACCAACTGGGTACAAGCATAATCTTCCAGCTGGAGCAATTAAGGGTAAAATAACAGGGTACGAAACAGGATTTAAATGGATAACAGGAGCAAGGATTGGTGTAGAATAGGACTATGGCAAGCATAAATGAAATTACAGGATTTCCACCATATTTTATAAATGGTTATATTAAAGCACAGCTTGAGTACTTTGAATTGCTTACTGGGCAGGAGCAGCTTAGTCCCATTGTTCCAGTTACTCCAACAAATATAGATGACCTATATGCAAACTATATTGGGGCACCTGGACAACAAGACCCACTTATGATAGTCTATGATAGAATGCTTCGTGTAAATCCAAGCACATTTTACAGACGTAAAAGAGAGCAGTTGGTCTATACCATTCACTCATCTAGTCTAGATAAGGTTTTGGGGGCACATAGGGTCATATCAGAGGCTTTGGACAGGGTAGATGCCTCAGCAGAGGATGTTAATGCCTGGGCCTCAAAAAACCCTATTTTGGACGAATTTGGCAATACCGTAGCCCATAATGTATATTTCCATAATTTTAGGGTATATCAGATTAATGAGACAAGAGATCTTCTTGACCTTAGCTCGGTAAGGACCATATTCAGAAATAAGATTATTATTGAGTATGACTACCATACTAACGATACCCTAAATTCTATTTATACTTAAAAAGACTGTTATACTTGGTTTGAGGAAACACGCCAAACAATTTTATATCTATTTAGAAAAAGAGGTGAAAATATGGCATATAGTCGTGGTACATCCAGTAATATTATTGTTGGAGCAGCTGCACTTTTCGTTGCAGACACAACTTTAGATGCAACTTCATTGACAGCTTTTGATGCAACTGAGTCTTTCCGTGAGACACTTTCGGAAGATGCAGATTACACAAACGTTGGTTACACAATGAATGGTCTTGAAATTAACTTCCAGCCAGATTTTGGCGAAGTTATGGTAGATCAGGTACTTGACGCTGCTAAGCTTTATAAGCAGGGCATGAAGGTTGACCTTAAGACAAGTTTCGCTGAAGCAACACTTGAGAATCTTCTTCTCTCACTTGCTTACAGCTCTTCAAAGCTTTCTGGTACAAAGGGTATCTCAGCAGGACAGGCACTTGACCTTTCTGCAGGAGATATCGGAGAATGCCCAGTAGAACGTGGTATTGTTGCAGTTGGTCCAGGTACAGGTGACTGTGCTAATTCTGCAAATGTTGAACGTGTATATACAGCATACCGTGCACTGTCAATTGACAACGTAACAGTATCTGCAAAGCGTGATACACCATCAGAGTTTGCAGTTACATTCCGTCTTCTTCCAGAAGATACTTCTGGTTCATACGGTAAGATCGTAGATCGTACTTGGGGCGGATCATAATTTAATATAATGTAGCTTGGCCCACTTCTATACGAGGTGGGCCTTGTTACTTTTGTGGTAGAATTTATATATATGGCAACAACAATATATAAAAATAAATTTATTAAGCTTATTGATGATACAGAAATAGAGGTAATGCCTCTTAAAATTAAGTATCTTCGTGAGTTAATGGATACTTTTACAAAAATAAATAATACGGGAAATGATTATGAATCTATTGATGTTTTAGTAGAATGTTGCAGAATTGCAATGAAACAATATTATCCAGCAATATCAAAAAGCAAAGAAAAGGTTGAGGACACAGTTGATATAAATCAGGTCTATGAAATACTAGATTTTGGTGCAGGAATAAAAATAAATAAAAAGGATGAATCTGAAGATAAAAATCAGCAAGACATTGATGCCCCAACTTGGGATGAGTTAGACCTTGCAAAACTAGAGTCAGAGGTATTTTTGCTGGGAATCTGGAAAGACTATAATGAACTAGAAATGTCCCTATCTATGCCAGAGCTACTGGCTACCCTGGAAAGTAAAAGAGAGTTAGACTATGCAGAGAAAAAATTTTTGGCTGCGATTCAAGGGGTAGATTTAGAAGAAAATGAAGAAAAGGGACAGCAAGAATGGGAAAACATGAAAGCAAGAGTTTTCTCTGGTGGAGCAACAACAGATAGCAATGATATACTTGCATTGCAGGGAGTAAATGCTCAAAAAAATGGGTTTGGTATAGGGATGGGATTAGATTATGAAGATAATCGGGACCCATCTGTTATGCTATAATTAATACAATATAACAGGAGGAATAATGGCAACAACTACATATGAGACTGAAACTGTTACGCTTATTGACGGAACAGAGATTCAGCTTCGTCCTCTCAAGATTTCACTTCTTCGTAAATTTATGAAGACATTTGAGAAGGTTGCAGCAGTGGCGGAAGATAACGATAAGTCAATGAACTTATTAATTGATTGTGTGCAAATTGCACTAGAGCAGTACAAGCCTGAACTTGCAAAAGATAAGGCTGCACTTGAGGAAATCCTAGATCTTCCTACAGTGTATAAAATTATTGAGGCAGCATCTGGTTCGCCAGTAGCCTTGTAATTAAAATATAATATAGCAAAAGAGGTGAATATCAGTGGCTGACGTTAATGCTAATATTGGCGTAAACATTGATTCCTCACAGGCATTAGCACAGTTAAAAGCTTTACAAAGACAGATATCTGAGTTTCATGGTTCAGTAGCAAAGTCAAGTGAAGCAGCAGCATTAGCACAGAAGTCTCTGCAGAAAAACTTAGTATCAAGTATAAATTCGCTTGGTTCATTTTCTGCAGAGCTTCGTACTGTTAATACAACAGCAGAGTCTTTTACTAAAGCACTTGAAAATAATAAACTCTCAATGCGAGAGTATTTTAGATATGCTGCAGCTTCTACAAAAACATTTGGTCAAAACTTTAAGGCAGAATATGACACCATTGGCAAGGTAGCTGAAGAGCGTGTCAAAACATTACAGACTCAATTTATAAAAATGGGCCGTGATGCTAACGGAGCAATGAAGGCTATTGCGGTTAGACCACTTGCTTTGGATATGGACAACCTTAGCACAAAGACTCAGATAGCTGCACAAAAGCAAGCAATATTTAATCAGTTAATGAAGCAAGGTTCTACAAACCTACTTAACTTTGGTAAGAATACCCAATGGGCTGGTCGTCAGCTTATGGTTGGTTTTACATTGCCTTTAGCAGCTTTTGGCTCAACTGCAGCCAAAGCTTTTCAGCAACTTGAAACAGAAGTAATTAAATTTACAAAGGTTTATGGTGATCTAGGAACAAGCAAAGAGCAAACAGATCAAGCATTAAAGAATATTAAAGCTCTCGCTGAAGGTTATACACAGTATGGTGTTGAAGTATCAAAAACAGTAGGACTAGCATCTCAGGCTGCAGCAGCAGGTTTCCAGGGTGCAGATCTTATAGCTCAAACAGACGCTGCAACAAAACTTGCAATTCTTGGACAGATTGAGCAACAGCAAGCACTTGAAACAACTATATCTTTGCAAAATGCTTTTAAGATTTCTTCAACTGAGCTTGCAACAACTATTGACTTCCTTAACGCAGTTGAAAACCAAACAGTTACATCTCTTGATGATATTACTACTGCAATTCCAAAGGTAGCACCAGTTATTCAATCTCTCGGTGGAGACGTAAAGGATTTAGCCTTCTTCCTAACTGCGATGAAAGAAGGTGGAGTAAATGCATCAGAAGGTGCAAATGCCCTTAAGTCTGGACTTGCATCTTTAATTAATCCAACTAACAAGGCTACAGCATTGCTTGGTAGCATGGGAATCAATATAGACAACATTGTTACAAAAAATAAGGGTAACTTAAAAGCAACTGTTGTTGAGTTTGCTACAGCACTTGATCAGCTTGATCCTTTGGCCAGAGCAAGAGCTATTGAGACAATGTTTGGTAAGTTCCAGTTTGCTCGTATTTCAACACTACTTTCAAACGTAATTGAATCGGGAAATCAGGCATCTAGAGTTCTTGATTTAGCGGGACAATCAACATCAGATCTTGCTAATTTAACTTCAAAAGAATTAGGAATAACAGCAGAGTCAGCTCTTGTAAGATTCCAGGGAGCTGTGGCAAAACTTAAGTCTTCTCTTGCTCCTGTGGGTGAAGTATTCATGAAAGCATTTGTTCCCGTAGTTGATTTTATTAGTAATTTGTTAGATAGATTTAATGGTTTGTCTGAGGGAACAAAAAAGTTTGTAGCCATCACTGCTGGTGTAATTGGTGGATTAGGTCCTATCCTCCTGATGACCTTTGGTTTGCTTGCTAATGGTATTGCAAATATTCTTAAGTTGTTTATGACCTTAAGAGCTGGTTTCCAAAGATTAACTGGATCAAGTCAAAATCTTGGAGAGCAGACACAGTATCTTACAACAGAACAGCTTACCGCTGCTGCAGCAGCTCACTCATTAGAGCAATCCCATGCAAGACTGACACAACAATTTACTGCAGAAGCATCAGAAGTATTTAAGCTAAGAAATGCTTATCAGCAAGCACTTGCAGCGGGAGCTTCATTTGCATCAATGAATCCTGGAATGATGAGAACTCCAAGAAAGTTTGCAACAGGAGGAATTTTCAGGGGACCAGGGAATGGAACATCAGACTCAATTCCAGCAATGGTTTCTAACGGAGAAGCAATAATACCAGCAGCAACTGTAAAGAAGTATCCAGGCATGGTTTCTGGATTAATCTCTGGAAATATTCCTGGGTTTAAAAAAGGATTTGGAATAGAAAGAGCTCACGCAACAGGAGCATTTAACCCTGAATCAGAGCAGTACCAAGCTGCACTAGATATGATTCCAGGACTAAGAGATTTATACGACAAGTTCCCCTCCATGATAAGAGTAGTTTCTGATTTAACTGCAGAGTTGCCAAAAAATATAAATCAGGCTATGAAGGTTGTTGTAGGTAAAATAGGTGGAGCAGACATATCAAATTTTGAACAAGGATACGGAAGCTTAGCTAACAAGTTTTATGCTTCTGCTAAACGTGGTGGGGCAGATATTGAGGATCAAGAAGTTGCAAAAGCCTTAAATGCTTTTGAGGATGCAGTTGGAAAAAGAACCGTTGAATTAGCTAGACAAACAAAAAATCAAAAAGTAACAGATGAATTATTTGAAAAAGCAACTAGAGAAGTTATTGATGAATACATGAATCTTGAAGGGGCAGCTAAAAAAGCTGCAACTGCACTAGATATTTCATCTAAAAAGGTTGGACAAGTAAGAATTCAGCCATCTCAAGACACATATAGAAGAGGCCTAGCTTCTGGCGATTTTGTTATTGATGAAACTGGAAAAGTTGCAAAATATAAAGGAATAACTGTTGCTAGAACAAAAAGAAATACTGCTGCTGGACTGCCAGCTTCAAGACCAGCAAGCAATATCAATATGCCAGGAAATTATACAACTGGAGAAGACTTATCATACATAACAACAATTGGAATAAGAGATGGAAGAGAGTATTCTCGTTCTGTTAAACAAGTTGCACAAGATCCGTATGTTGTTTCTCGTGACAGAAAGAGCCCACATCGCCTTGCTCCAAAAGATGGAGAAGATGATGGTAGAGCATACTCTACTGCTGTTCAAAAATCAATAGCACGTCATGAAAGAAAACTTGCAAAACAAAGTTCAAGATTATCAGCAACTTCAGTTAGCCAAAATATAGTCGCTTCACCAGAAACTAAGAGGCAATGGTTAATGTCAAGAATGTTTGGCAGAAGACAGGGCGGTAGCTTGATTAGTGGTGCAGGAATACTCGGTGGTGCAGGAATGATGGCTGGCTCCATGGCTTTGTCAGCTCTACCAGACTTTGCTGGCAAAGCAATGGTTCAAAGCTCAATGAATCTTGCTTCTATGGGGTCTATGTTTGGTCCTTGGGGAGCAGCAGCGGGAGCAGCAGTAGGACTAGTAACATCTAGCCTTAGTGCATTAATTGCAAAACAAAAAGAGCATGCAGCTGTTTCAAAAGCAACCTTTGGTGCAGCCTCTTCTGCTGTTACATTCTTTGGCGATAAAGTACTAGATACAAACTTAAAAATAAATTCAATTGGTGTAAGTATAAAGGGAGTAACTAATGGATTTGGAAACTTAAATCCAGAAATAGCAGCTTTTGTTAAATACGTTAATGAATTACCAGAAGATAATCCTCTTAAAGTATTTGTAGATAATCTAAAAGAAATGGATACAAAGAGTTCTTTAACTGGAAATATTAGAGCAAAGGTAGCATCAGAAATTGCACTTGGTGGAATGGATCCAGCAAAAGCAAAACAATATGTAGCAGGTCTTTTAGAAGCAGCAGGAAAGTCAAATCAGTTTGCTGAAGTTTGGGCAAGCATTTCCCCATCTATTAAAGATGCAGGAACAGCAACAGAAACTTTGGTTAACAAGGTAGTAGCTGGCGTTGGTCCAATGGAGTCTTGGTACTTTGCTATAAGAAATGCAGATGGAAGCACTAAAAATTTAGTTAGATCCTATGATTCTATGTCAGACTCACAAAAAGCTGTTGCAGACACACTTAAAGGAGTAGTAGGAGCTCTTGCTAGTGGAACTTTAAATGGAGATCAATTTAAAATAAGAATGGATGCACTAAAAAATAGTGCATTAAATACTTCTTTAGGTTTAGATATTTTACAGGCATCAATATACGCTTCTGGAGATGCTGGGGCAAAAACAGTATATGATGGAATTATTTTTTCATTAGATCAAATTGGTCAAAAAACAACAGTGGCCGTTGCTGGACTTATTGCACTAAAAAATCTTGGAAAAACAGATCAAGAGATTGCAGCAGCACTTGGGGAAAAGTATGACCCAAATCTTCCAATGGACATTCAATCTATGGTTAGTACATCTAGAAGATTAAGATATGTTGAGTCAGAGTCTGGGATGGAAGCAATAACTAAAAAGGCTGAAGAGTATAGAAAAGCCATGGAAGAACTAACTGGCGATGGCACAGGCGGTGGCAAGGGCACAGGAACTAGTTCAGATATATTATCTAAAGAAGCTAAACTTACAATAGCAAGATTACAGAAAGAGCTTGATGCTCTTAAAACAAAAAGAGATTTAATCAAGGATTCAAACGATGAGCTCAAGAGACAGTATGAGTATCAGCAAAAAATAATGCAGCTTCAGCAAAGTGAAGTTCAAGCAAGAATAACTGGTAACTATATTCAAGCTTCTATGATTAGACAACAACAAGCTTTTACCAAGACCGAATATAACAAAGAAACAGAAAGCATTGCTAGAGATAAGATAATCACAAACCTAGAAAATAGAATATCTGCATTAAGTGCTGGTGAAAAAATTACAGCTGCAGAAAGAGCCTTAAATAAAGCAAAGGCAAAAGCTAATGGAATGGCTACTGGTGGTCATGTTGTTGGGCCAGGTTCGGGCACATCTGACTCAATTCCAGCAATGCTTTCATCTGGTGAGTATGTTATTAAAGCATCAGCAGTTAATCAGTATGGAAAAACTTTCTTTGATGGTTTAAATGCCCAAAAATTTGCAAACGGTGGAGAAGTTGAAAGCTATAAAAATGTTGGGATGCCAAATATATTTGGAATGGGCATGGATTGGCTTGGAAAAACACTATTTAAATATGGAAATTTAGTTGTAAAAAATGCATTAGGTTTTGATATTACTAAACCAATGAACAAAAAATCTAATATGGAAATACTTTCAATGGCAACATTGCCAATAGGAGTAGGTGGGCGTGTAGGGAAAGGTACAGTTGTTGGAGCTAAAGCCGTTAAAAATACGCCATTGTTAAAATATATAATGAAGCAAGGTGGTGATATTGATAGTGATATTAATGTAGTAGACGAAATTCTTGCTGTCAGTATGAATAAGGGTAAAGAGTCAGTAGAAGGTTTTTCAGAATTAATTCATGACCCTTTAATGGGGTCAACTCTCAATGCATTAGGAAATAAAGCAGGAGCTAGAACATCAAGAGATTTACTAGCACTATCTTTAATGCGTGGAGCTAGTGCAGGGGGAACAACAAAGTCTGGAATTGGACTTGTTGCATCTTCAGATAGATCTATTTACGCAGAAACACTTGTTGAGTCATTAAGAAAAAGAGGATTAGACGGTATTATAGGTCTTCCAGATAGGGATTTATCTACTGCTGGAAAAACAACAGAATCAGCTAAGGCATGGCTTTCTGCTGCTTTAAAAGATCGTAGTAATGTTTTAAATAATGCCAGCAAAGCAATAGAGATTCCAGAAGAAGCGGTAAATACTGCTAGAGCTGCACTTTCTGAATTGCTTAAAAATGGATATGATAAAAAAATATTTTCAGGATTTGTAAAAACCTTTAATAAACAAACTGGAATAGCAAATGGTTTTGCCGCTGGAGGAATTGTTAGTGGTCCAGGAAATGGAACCTCAGATTTAATTCCTGCAATGCTTTCAAATGGCGAGTATGTAATGAGAGCAAAAGCAGTTCAAAATTACGGTGTTGACTTTATGAATTCCATTAATGGACAAAAAATGCCAGTATCAAATTCTTCTGCACAATCAATCAGTTCAGTGTATAATATTGATATGACTATTAACGGTGGCAGTGCAAATGCCAACGAAATAGCAGATCAGGTAATGAGAAAGCTTAAGGTTGTGGCTTCTCAGAATAATAAGAGCAATAAGGTGGTTATGTAATGTCTTATCCAATTTCTGCGGGAATCCAGATATCGTTGGATAATTCAACATGGTATAAACTTACAGACCATAATAGACAACCTATCCAAAGCAACCCAGAGCTTATTGAAAAGGCAGAACGCATGGCTAATGGAAGAATGCGGAAATATGTTATTGCCAAAAAAGAAAAATTTTCTACAGACTGGAAGTATGTTCCTACCAAGACCATAGAGTGCGTAGATGGAAATCAGGGACCATCTTGGATAGAGTCATTCTACAATGCAAATGTTAAAATGCCTATTTATTTAAAGATTGTTAGCTCAGAAATTAGCGTAGATCCATCAACAGGAAGCGTTCCAGATAATTTTTATTTTAAGCCAGCGACAGAAGAATCAAAAGTTTATAGCGTATTTATTACTGGGTTTTCAAAGACATTAATTCACAGAACGAAGACAACAGACTACGTAGATATGACTATTGAG